GTTGTTTAACTAAATTTCCTACATCCTCAGCCGAATACTCTTTCCCATCAACTTCGATCTTTCCAGCGCCATTAGTCTCATCCGACTTGCCGCTTTCATCAATCTTATTTACTGCCATCTCTCTTCTCCTCTTCTACTTTAGTTTTAGTTTCTTCCGCTTTTGGAGTCTCCAGAGGCTCTACCTCTGTAGGAAGAACAATATACATCTCCTCCAGTCCTCCCGCCACCCTGTAGTAGGCTACAAACATTTTCACCATCCAGTGAAAATCCACTTTCCTAAATCTCCCAAGGTGTTTCTGGGCGATTATAGGATACCTTACTTCAAGTTCCTTCTCCCCAACAAGATCAATTTCCTCTTGGAGACTACTCCAAGTATCTCTTGCCTCTTGGATACTCTTCACAAAGAGATTCCATTTCCTCACAAGAGGATACTTTCCCTCTCTCTCCTTCTCTTTTGCTACCTTTTGAATAGTAGCATCTGCATCCTTCACTGTCAGTGACATAACTACTTCCTCCTTTTTTCACTTAAATTAACAACCTTCTCCTGCGCCTTCATCTTCTCCTCAAGTGCCTTCATATGAAAGGCTTCATGAGTCTGGAAGGTGGCATCAAGCACTAGCCCTGCCTGCATATCTTGCTCTTTCACCTTCTGGTAAGTCCTTCCTTTCCTGAAATTCCTATGAATCTGCAGATGCACTCCATCGTTGTCATAGTCATTAGATGCCAACACTACTCCCGGTTGCCCAAGCATTGCCCTGTTCTCTACATTAGCATTCTGCTCGTCCAGCTGAGTTTCTCCATAAATATCCTCCACAATAGCATCATCCAGCATCTTAAGTACTTTCCTCTGGACTGTAGGATCCTGCGGAGCCCCATAAAGACCCTCCTTATATCTGTCCATTACTCTCTTATTCCTAATGGTCCTAGAGTCAGGCAGAGTACTTTCCTTCTTCACAAAGACGTCAGTATTATCCTTTAAGTCAGCACCCTTAAAGGAAAGCACTTCATAGTTATTTGCCTCTCCAGCAATCTTAATCATCCTCTCTGTCGAGTAGCCTTTCTGGACTCTCAGAAGTATCCTGTGGAGACAAGCCTCGAGAGACTCCTCAAAGACCGCATGGGTAGGAATGTTGCCCATGTCATCACTCTCGAGGAGTAACTCCACCATCTCAGCACTCCTGATGTCACTCTTGTTAGTCCCTGACGTTACTTCGTGCTGGTGATAGAGCTCCATCAGTCCATTAGCCACCAGACTCAGTGCTCTATCATAAGTTGCTGGAAGTCCCTTTAAGTCAAGTATCTCTGGCTTATGTCCCATCACAGGACTGTAGAGAAGCATCTGGCCGTTGGTGTCGTCTGGAGTAACCTCCATCTTACTTCCCCTCGGAATAAGAAACTTTCCCTTAGCCATAGTCTTATTAAACTCTATAATGTCTGAAAGAGTCATGTTGTGAATCTTCTGAAGCCAGATACCAGCTTCACTTGTAGCCATTCCCCAAAACACTCCGGGAATTTCAATATCTTTAAATTGCTCCATATGATAGTGATTAAAGGGGTAGATACTCTTCTCCAGCATCACCTTATTAGCCCCTGCGAGAAATAGTCCCTGTGGGAATTTCTTGTTTGGTTTAACGTAGAGTTCAATCAGCGTTGCTCCCTCAACCTCTGCAGGAGCATTCCCTGAAGGGTTCCATAGCATTGCCACATCAAGAGTCCCAGGAGCTCTCTGCTCATTAAGGACTCTCTCCCCATCTTTATAATTATCTGCCAGATATTCAAGACTCCTGTACTTCATCCTGACCATCCAAGGCAGCGAGTGCAAGTCTGTGTCTCCAAGCCCTGCTATGGGGAAGCCTACTTCGAAGGGACTCCACACCCCACAAGTTGCATCTCCCTCATACTCCAGCACTCCCTTCTCAGTATTGAGTTTCGTAGGTCCAAGCATAGGATCCCAAGCATCAGAGAGGAAGCCATTTCCTGTTGAGTAAATCCAGCCACCCAGCTCTCTCACTTTCTTCTTCATCTTCCCATTACGCCAGAAATGCTTGAGGAACTTAGTTCCCTAGCGAGCTGCCTCTATATCCTCCTGGTCACTACTAGATGGTACTACGGTTACACTCGGGTTATTCCTAATAAGGCGGGAGACCTGTTTGCGGTAGCGAGGGAGAAGTTTGTTGTCTACTATACGAAGTTTCCCCTTCCTTAGAAGCACCTGCTGAAGCATCTCAGCAGTTTGATTATAGAATACATACTGCCTCCCTGCTAGAAATGAGAGAACAATAAGCCACCTTCTCTCAAAAGGCCTCCTGAGGGAGATAGCCAGATCATACTTAGTCTTCAAGTAAGCCCAATCAGTATCTTGCTCTTTCTCCTTCTTCCCCTTAGATCCTTTGAGCCACTTCTTCACGGTGTCTTTATCAGTTCTTAAATTATCAGTAGTCATCACTTCTCCATTGATTCATTTATTGAATCACTTCAGTCCTCTTTCCACCACGAGTTGTCGAAACAAAGCTTTTCCATCCAGACCTTCTACTGTCACAGGTCTCATAAATCCTTTCTCGTCCCGCTCTTTCGACCACCACTCATCAAGCCAGTACATCATATCAGTTCTGGCCTTGAGATCAGCGGCCATTCCTAGATTCTCTAATTCTCTGCGCTTTCGAATTCCCTCTGCCATCCCTATAGCAATAGCTTGACTACTAGCAATTCTACCAGCTGCTTTTAAGAGAGGACTTACACTTCTTTGTTCTCTCATCCACAAAGACTCACTTCCCTCTCTCTTGACTCTAGGAGTCATCATCCTAATTTTTGGTGTCGGCCCATAGTCAGTAGGCATCTCGTCCTCTCCATTAATTCAAAAAATGAATCAATCTAGTTCCCAACAGAAAAAACTTCTCCAGCCATCGCTTCATCCTCTTCAGGTCTTAGTTCCTCTTCCTTCTCTTCCTCTCCCCCTCGAGTATAAGTCTGGAGAGTCTCAAAGTCCCGAGCCATTACTCTGTCAAGGAGTTCTTTCTTTTCAATTCTCAATTCCGTAAGTTGTCCTTTAAGAATCTCTACAATCTCTCCTCTTGCAATGACCCTCTTAAGTCCTTCTTCAAGACTATTGCATCTATCTTGTACAAGTGCCTCTAACTCATCTACCTTCTTTTTAAGTCCCCACATCTTCCTACTCCTCCCTCATAATTTCCCTTAGAGTTCTAATATTCTCTCTCCCCCAACTAGGATAAACAGTAGGTTCTCTGCTTCTCCCTCTTCCCAGAAGTCCTCTCCACCAGTCACCCCACCCTTGCTGTGGAGCATAATAGTCTCTGATATTTCCTAGAAACCCCCTAGGACCAAAGAGTCCATCTTCCTCCTCTTCCCTCCCCTGTGGAGCTATATTATATTCCCTTTCTAACTCCCCAAGTCTTTGTTCCATCGGAGCACTAAATCTTGCCATCTCTTCCTCCTAGTACCTATATCCAGTCCCCATGTCAAAGCCTCCTGGCCTGATGGGACTACCAAACATAGTAGGCCTATTTCCTGCCTGCTGGGGAACTCCTCCTTCTCCCTGGTACTCCCCTCCTCCTTCATCTTCCATGAAGCTATCCCAGAGTCCCTCCCAGTCAAAGTCCTCAAGCCCTTCTACGTCTTCCAGTCCTTCTCCACCCATCATCTGTTCAAAGAGTTCTTGGAGTTCATCCATCTCCCCTCCACCCCTTCTCCTAGACATTGTCGCATATTCTTGTCCAGGTTCTCTTGTCGTCTCACTTGCTGCTACAGAGAATCCCATTCTCCTACCTCCTCCCAGTCTCTTTCTTCTTTAAAACTCTTATTTTCAACAATAGTCGCTAGACAAAGTTCCTCCACCGTCACTATCGGTCTCTCCTTCGGAGCTTCCATAGCATTGTAAATCGCATCTTTCAACTCTAGTACTTTAGTCTTCCTAGCCACTTCTTCCCCCGGAGCAATTTCATCAACCTGCAGTGCAATCCCGAAAGCCATTACGCCGTCATCTCTACAACCCCCCTTAGCAATCGGCTTCCCCATCTTGTTATAGACAAAGGTCATTAGTTCTCCCACAAGCCTTTGGGAGTTCAGGAAGCCTGCTCTGTCTAGGAGGTACTCCCGGACTCCAGCCACTAGTTCAGTCCTTGAATTCCTATCTGTTTTCCATCCTTTCTTAAATGACACCCCTTCCTTTGTAACATCATAGCGTGGAGCCATAAACAAGTTGTGCACTTCGAGTTCGAGTGCTTTGTCAAAGGTCGCAAGACCAGGACCAGTAGTCTCAATACCGACCCAAGGCTCCATAGGAGTACTCTCGTCACTAGTGTATAACCTAGAAACAATGAGAATAACACTAGCAAGTTGAATCTCATCCAGACGGCTCCAGTAGACTGCCACGACATTCTTAGTCCCGCGATCAAGCACGACAATAAATGCGTAGTCTCCTCCTTCGACTCCCTCAACCACATCAACACCAAGACAGTAGCTATGTGATTCTTTACGTTTCTCGTAGATGACAATGTAGCCCTCCCAGTCACTAGGACTTACTATAACTTCACTGGAGAAGTCGTGGAGGTGAGGAGCAAGAAACTCCACTGGCTTGTCCTCTCTCTTGTGCCAAGCCTTCAGCATCTCCCAAGCCTTCCCCTCAAAAACTGGTCTCCCAGCCCCTAGATAGTCAATATCAAGTTCCTGAGCAATCTCACTCGGAAGTCTTCTAGCACATTCTCCCTCATACCAGGGACTAGTTAGTTTCTCTTCTGGAACCCAATTAACTCCTCTATCATCTTTCTCATGCTCGTTTGGAGTGGGCCAAAGACAGCTAAGTCCTCTTGCTTTCCTTGGATGCAGGCTCCAGTGGAGCGTAGCTTTTCGAGTTCTTCCATCCGTAACTAGTCGGTAGAATTGCCCTCCTGCACCAAAAGGAGTAGATACGGCTATTCTACAAGGTGATGCGTCTCCACCTGCTGTCCAAGCCGACTCATCAGAACCTTCCCACTTGGCAAATTCGTCATATAGAATTCCAAGATACCTTCCCTGGGTGCTGAAGTTTGGGTTATTACTCTCCCCTGTGAAACTACTCTCAGTAGTCGGATTCACAAGTTTCATAAAGGTGTCATGACTCCGAGGGTTAAATCCTTTCGGCCTAAGCCACTTCGGGAGCCTGTTAAGTAAATATCGGAGCTTTGCGAAGTGAGTTCTGGGGTCTCCCTTCTTGTCAACATAGTCTTCAATTCTCGAACCGAGAAGGAAATCTGCCCCTCCAGATGGTTGACACCAGAACCAGAACATTGTCCCAAGCACGATCCACGTGACTCCCATGTCTCTAGACTTCTCAAGACACTTATCTTCTCCACTGTTTATAGCCTCCCTCAGAGCCAGTATCTGCTCATCCTGATAAGGATAAGTGCAAAATGGCTGATGGTGATAAGGTCTCCTTCTGACGTCTAGTGTATAGAAGAAAGCATTAAATGCGAAGAGGATGTCCTCATAAAAGAGTCTCTTCAACATTTCTCTGAATTCAAGATTCACTCTAGCCTTGCGGAGGATCTTAGTTCTCCACCTAAGGTTCTCTGCTGGGTCTTTGGGATAGTTAATTCCACCTTCCACTTAAGGCCTCCAACTTCTTGAAGTATCTTCTACTCCCTGATACCAAATATCAGTCAGCGCATCTCCTCCGAACTTATCCTCATAGTAGAATCCATCTGGTCCAAGACCTCCTTGTCCCTTCACTGTACTGTAGTCGAAACGCTTCATTCCTTTAAAGTTCTTATTAAGAACATCAGAATGAATCAGTGCTTTCGGGTGCCAAAGTATCTTACCATTTTTCATCCTTATAGCTGGTCTGTAGTAGTACTTAACATCTCCTGTGGCAGGGACAACTTTCCTCGGGAACCTTTTCATTCCTCCCAGATTAACTAACCTCTCTGCGCTCTCCTCATCTACTAGAAATCGTCTAAGACTAGGAGGTAGACTGCCCCTTATTTTCTCCAACTTCTGCATCTTCAGCAATTGTCCAGCAGGAGCAAAAGGAAGTTTCTTTATAACTCCACCTGCTCCAGCGAATATCATCTCTAGCAAGTCTTCATTAGTAGGCCTTCCCTCCAACAGTCTTTGAGAGGCCTCTTCTCTCCTCTGGTTAACCCCACCTAGGACTTCCTTAAAGAGATCTAGATAGCTGTAGGAAGCTGCCTCTTCTGTCTTTGGAGTTCTTTCAAAAACTCTAGCCACCTGCTTCCTCCATCACTTCCTCGTCTTCGTTAAGAAGATCCTCCACAGTTTCATACAACTCCACTTGTTCCATATCTCCCACTTTCTTGTGAGCATGAGCATGGAGATGTAGATGTCTCTGGGGGT